GCTTCTTTGCATTTTTCTTTCCATGCAACCATTTCCACAAGAAATGCTTTATTGTCAACGTAGTGTTCACCCTTTGCTTTCGCCATTAGGTATTCTCCTTAATCTTTATACACTATACTACATCTATAGGATTAAGTCAAGGAACATTATAATTTTAAAGAACCTTGACTCCGCCAGAAAATAGTGTTACATTAAGCTTGTCCTTGGTTAACAGAACTATATTAATGTATTAAATCACTATCTGTTTCTAGTTCATCTAATAGTTCATCGTAGATATCTTCATCATCATAATCATCCACAGTATCAATTTTTTCAGAACCTTCTAGTTTGTCTAATACACCTTCGTAATAGATACTCAAACCGGGAGAGGCCGGTAATACAATAATAACATGTTTAGGATCGATCTCAAAATATCTTTGTTCTGTGAAGGGTTGTACCCATCTTGAGAGCATTAGAGATTCTGTCATACCTCTTCGCGTCACACTTGGGTGAACATTCATTAGTAATGGCCTTGAAATTTCATACTTTCCATCATCTTCAGATAATTCGCAAATGATGTTTTCACCACTAATGAGCTTTAAGATTTTGTATGTATCTGTATTCATTGTAGTTTTACCTTGCTAATTTCATAGTTGAATTGTTCTGCATTATATATATTTATGCGTTCTTGAAAGTGATTAAGTGTAAAGTTGCTCTGATTTCTAAACGTCAGGTCATCTGCAATGTCAAATATCAAAACGGAATCTTTATTTTCCCCCTGACGCAATCCTCTACCGATACTCTGGAGCACTCTAATTCTAGACTTACTTGGACTTGCGAGCACGATGTTGTGAATATTGCGAATGTTAATGCCAGTGCTAAAAGTTCCATACGAAGCAATGGTGATAGAATTTTTTTCACCCTCAACAATAGATCGTATATCTTCTCTTTCTGTGGTGCTTGTTTTACCATAGATGAAAAATATCTTTCGCATTTTGTCATCAAAGTATCCTTCGTCCTGAGCCTTTAAAACTGCTTCGTGTAATGGTTTACCATGTTTCTCTACCAATTGATATAGACATAATGTATTGCCGGGAAGGTGCATCAACAATCCAGCAAGAAATTCGTTTCTACGTTCATGTTCGCCTAGGAATTGTAGTTCCTCAGCATAAGTCATTCTCTCTCGTATATTCTCATGTTTTAGAATAATACACTTGATTTTAAGGTCAGCAAGAGATTTCTTCTCAATTAACTCTTTTGTAGTGGTGACTTTTTCAACAGGACCGAATAGACCTTCTAAAACTAGTTGGTGCGTCTGCGTCCCGTCTAGGGTGCCTGTAAGACCAAATCTGTACTTACATAGGTGTAACTTGGTCATGATGCCAGTAAGTGACTTGGCCTTAAACATATGCGCCTCATCACCAATCACACAACCAAACTGTTCAAAATACTTCTTTGGCAGTTTGTAGATAGACTGCCATGTAGAAATTACTACGTCCTTCTCAACCCTACTTGAATGTCCCTGATATACCTTCTGGCAGTATGTACCAGAGCTCCAACCATAGTCCTCAAAGTCTGAATACATCTGTTCCACAAGTGAGGTGGTGGGAACTAATATCAGGGTCTTTAACCCCATCATATGATAATAACGAACTAACGAGTAGATTATGAGTGATTTGCCCGAAGCAGTAGGACTAACAAGAAGAGCACGATCTCTGGAAATACCGTGATGTACGGCATCAATTTGGTAGTCACGGACTTTAAGAGACTTCCCCCCAGATTTGGGTTTAAGTGACCTGATGAAATCTCTAACAACCTGACGAACAATAACCCGCTCATTTTCAACTCCTTCTTCTAATATATAGTCAATTCCGTTTTTCTGACAAAATCCCCTGATATACTGAAGCAACCCAACGTATATCTCACCTGTAGCTGGAGAGAATAACCGTATCTTTCCATCCCACATTCGACTGCGATACATTGGCATAAATTTGAAGCCGGGAACCTCAAAGGTAAAGAACTCTGTCAACTCTTGTCGAGTAGAATCTGTCATATCATCTAGGATCAGATAGACTTCATTCTTCTTTGATATACGCATTAGATCATACCAGCTTCAAACTTTTTCCAATCGGTTGCATTACGAATATCCCACCCACGATTGTCGATAGATTTAATCACACCCTTGCAGTAGTCTACGCATGAATCGTAGTACCCAATTTTATTTGAAATTCTAAGAATGTCCTCATCGGACTGAATGTACATTGTAAGGTCTGTCTTCATAACCCTAATGTCAAACGGTTTTGCAGCGTAGACTTTTGCATCTGCCTTACCACCGTAGTATTCCCACTTCTGACGATATAGAAGTTGGTGGTCAGTTTTGGCTTTGACCAGAAGTAATTCAAAGTCTGCCTTGTAGTCCAACCACTTTCGTTTGATCATTTGATTTTTAAAAGATTCCTGATCGATGTGTTCTAGATCAGTTATAGGAAGGTCTTCTTTTGCAGTCTTCTTTAATATTTCTAAATCCATATTTACCTCATAATAAAAAAAGTGAGCAGTTTGGTTTCTCTCTGCGATATTTTGACCCTGATGAGTTCGAACGAGTTGTCACCAGAAATTAAGTCTAAAGATTTGATAACTGTTAAAGCTTACCAAATCTGCTCACTCTTATTTAGACACTCTCAAATTTGTAGATTTGGTATTTGAACGTAACATCAGCAGTCATATACTCAACATCTGTTGCACCCTGCGTGTAATCTAATCCACTGAGTGATATTGGAAATACGTTCTGAAAATTTACATTTAGAATTGGGTTGTTCTTGTTTGACAGGATCATAAGAAATGCATCTGAGTACATTGCTTTATCAGATACAGCCTTTCCAAGAATATCAACAGATGGTGTTGAACCCCCGGCCGGAGTGTTTGACGTAACATCCCTATGTTTTCTAAATTCTGATCTATCTGATGGGAAACCATACCCCGTAAGCCAATTGTGTAGGGTCTGATAATTTTCCAGAAACTCATCTACAATAAATGTGATAGTAAGATCGTTGTATGTAAGTTTATCACCCATGATTGGAATATTTTTAAATGGGTTTGCAAAATCTACTGATGCACCCTCAATACCGGGTAGGTTTGCATTGATTGTGAAAAACTCTACCTTTGGTAATTGTTGAATACCAAAACGAAACTGAGTTGGACTTGCATAGTCTAACTGTTCTGGTTGTCTTGCGAGTGGTGATTGTTCTGTTGCCATGTATCTATTTATAACAAAAAAAAAGGGGGAGCATCTTGCTCCCCCAAGTTTAGTAGGCCCCTTATCTTACATAAGGTTAGTGACTTTAACGCGACGATACCAAGCGTTTGTATTAGCATCCAGTGAAGCATCGGTATTAACCGTGTCACCAGCAGCAACCGCACCCGCAGCAGCGAATGGGTTAGCAGCAAGACCATAACGGGTCTTGAAACCAATCTTAGGCTGGAAGGAATTCTCACCAACCGCACGAACCATCTGAAGCGGAACGTATGGGCAGTAGAAGAAACCAGCATCATAAGGCGATGTACCCTTATAACCACAAACATAATACTGACTAGCAGCAACATTTGCAGAATACGGATCAACATAGACCTTGAAACGACCATTCATCGTACCAGCGAATGTGGAGGATGTGTCGTCAACCGCGAGGTTGTTATTCAGAGCAGGCGTGTAATCAAGAACACCAGCCATCTGAAGAGCAGAAGCAACGTCAGCCGAAACAATCAGCATGTTACCTTTGCCGCGACGAGTCTGTTGACCAATCGCATTGGCGTCACGTTCAATCTGGAACATAAGACCCTTGAACTTCTCAACCGACCAACGACCATTGGAGTCTGTATCCAAGTCGAATACACCAGCAGTAGTTGTGTTAACCTGAGCACCCTTAACCGCTGTAACATACAGCGAACGGATGACTTCACGATTGATTTCAGCAAGAATTTCTGTCGAAAGAATGTTGCTGAGTTCTGTCTCGGCGTCAAGACCATGAATTGCCTTCAAGTCCTGTGCAAGTTCCATCGTGTACTCAGCTTTGAGTGCGCGAGAAACGGCAGTAACCGTAGACTTCTCAATGGAGAATGCCATTTCAGCGAAAGCGTTCGTACCGCTATCACCAAGTGCTTCAGCCTGCGAACGAGTCATACCTGTTGCAGAAGTATATGTTCCCGCAGAGGCATCATTAAGAACAGCAGGGTTAGTCTCTGTAGCACCAACATCACCACCACCGATTGTACCGGCAGCGTTCTGATTGGAAGTATCAGGAAATGCTTCGTCCATAAGGGCTTCTGCACCGTCCTGTGAGGCGAGCGAGGAACGCATCGCAAAGATAAGTCCAGTTGGACCTGTCATTGGCTGCACACCACAAACGTCATAAGCAATGAGGTTAGGCATTGCACGACGAACCAATGAGATCAAAATCGGATCCCATGTATCCATCTGTCCGCCACCCATGCTGTTGACTGGCGCTGTTTCTGTAAGGAAACCGCGATCCTCACGCATAGCTTTTTCTTGGTTCTCTAGGATGAGAGTAGTAACTGCCCGCTTATAAGAATCCTCAATCCGTGGTAGATCGGGGTGTTCTAGGACTGGCTGCCACTTTTCTTGTAGATGTTCTGTCTGAAACATTAGTTTCTCCTTTATTAATTACATCTGTTTATAATATTATTGGGCACGCTCTTTGTTACGACTGATTGCCGACATATAAGCGTTCATAGCTCCAGTCGTATCAATGTCCTGTGCGGTGCCACCATCTTCATCATCAAAAGTTTGTTCAACAATCGTCTTCGGGAAATAACTTTCCTTCAAGGTGTCGAGTTTTGCCATGAAGGACTCTTCATCAACAAAGTCAACATCTTCAGTGAGAGACTTGAACTTTTCAATTTCGGTATCAGTTAAATCTTCGCAAGCTTCAGAGATAACCTGTTCCCGAACCAGACCAGACTTAACAGATGTAAGGGAGATATTCTGCTCCATAACACTATTAACCTTTTCTTCCAGTTCAGCAATTTTCTCAGACTGTGCTTCGAGAACGTCATATTTCTCATCAGGCACGTCAATATAATGATCTTCAAACAACTGTTTCAGTCCAGAGATAAAGTCTTCTGCAATCTCGCCCTTTAGTCCGCGCTCGATTGACAACTCGTTCTCTTTAGTCCATTCCTCTACAACGTAGTTGAGATAAGTATCTACTTTTTCTGTAAGAGTATCAACGGACTCTTCCAGTTTTACATCAAACTCGTCAGTCATTGTTTCGTGAATACGAGTGATTTCTTCGCGTGTCTTCGATTTAACAGCAGCTTCAAAGATTGTTGCTGCCTTGTCTTTAAACTCTTCGGAGAGGTCTTCACCTTCTACGAGGGCGTCAACATCTTCTTTGACATTGATGGACTTGATCTTCTCTTCGATCTCTGCTTTTGCGTCCTCAAGTTTCTTGAGTTCGTCGTTCGCAGCTTCGTCCATTCCATCCATGTCTTCAGCAGGGGACATCATATTTTCATATGCAGCTTTCAGATCGACGGCTTTCATACCTTCCATCTTCTTCATCATCCCAGCTTTAAGCATTTCTTTCGTCATGCGTTTTGCTTCCGTTACAACTTCACCTTCTGGTACATGACCAGCAGCAAGTTTCTGGGGCTTATCAGGTTTCCCTTCACCCTTCTGCTGTGCATCACCACCGATTTCTTTTGCTTTCTTTGTAGCAACGTCTGTTGGTGACTTCTTTGCATCAGGTTCTACTACGGGTTCTCCACCATCTTCGGTTTCGCCACCGGGTGTTACCGCATCAATTTTCTTTTTACCTTCGGCTGGAGTAGCACCCTTTGTCTGGGGGTCACTCGCTTCTTCGAGTTCAGCGAGTACTTCCGCTTCCAACTCTTCGATTGTTTGTTCTAGTTCTGACATAGGGTGTCTCCTTACCTTTGTAATGATTATTTATAAATTAAAGTCTTTTAAGAAACTTAGCAAATGCCAATGCTTCTTTAGTTGCGTTTCTTCGACGTTTCTTAACGTCAAATTCTTTCTTCATCTCCATCATTTCTGATTCTAACAACGCACCGTTGTCCCAAACCCACTCTTTACCTTCCATAATACCTTCTACGAAAGCATTTGGCGCAGAGGGGTCAGCAACAATGTCTGCTGCTGTTGCGAGATAGAAGTCATCCCGCACATAGTTTGCTCCACCTTTTTGATCTAGACTGCCCATTCCCCGTGAGGAAACGCCCAGTTTTGCACCTTCATCCATAAGACTCTTCACAATCTCACCCATTGGCGTAGACATAATCTTCGCCTCTCCAATAAAATTCTTTCCTTCTGGTGTAAGAGATGTGATCATATGTGATACACGTTCCAGATTGACGGTTGGCCCGTCTGGATGTCCCAGTTCACCAAATGCACGATTCTCTTTAATAAAGTTCTTGTTGTATTTAGTAACCTCTTTATTAAGTATTTCCATAGGATACACCCGACCATTACGGTTCTTGATGTCAGCCTGCATGAAGATACCACGAATTTTGTAGGACTTACTACCGTCTTCCTTTGCTTCGCAGATATACTCTACGTCTTCGACTGCCTCTGAAAATAGTTTCATTGTTCTATCCTTACGCTGTATAGTTTTCGTCTTTTTTAAATTCGATAATAATAAATCCAGATGTACCAAAAGTAGTTATTTCATGGTCACTAGAAGTTGCGGTTGTGTTTGCAGCAGTGCCGGGGATAACGCCAGCAGAACCATCATAGTGTCCAGTTCCGGCAAGTCTAATCTGAACAATATCTGTTCCAGAAGCTACTTCTTGAATTTCAACATGACCAGTATCATCATCAGCACTACCTTGAGTCAATGCCCACCAAATTCTGGCGATGTGTAGTTTTGCACCGTTCGCATGTCCATCTAATGTGCTTCCATCTAAAATAGCGCCATTGGCTGCAGCATCATCTTCAATATCAACTTTAAGCGTAACTGTACCGCCAGCGCCCGGCGCATTAACAACGGTATCTCTGAGTACTCTTGCAACAATTGCCATTCTTATCCCCTAGATCGCTAACATTTCTTTTTCAAAATATCCAAGAAGTTCCTTCTCAGGAACTTTATATTTCTTAGATATGTCTGTTATAGTTCTTTCGAAACTATTTAGGAAATCTGAAGGTTTCGCATCCATTTTTTTAAACAAATCGTCCACTGCATCCTTCATTTTAGGTGAAAGACGCTTATATTGCTGCGATTTCTTGTGCTCATCCCGTTCTACAACTGTAGATTCATAGATTTCCTCAATCCGTTTCATTAACGTCCAATTCCTTGTCCTGATATTTGACAAATGTATTGGCCAATTCACGCCGTTTAACTTCCAAAGCATCACCGACCCTAGTGGCCATTGTGATACTAAATGCTTTCTCTGCTTCGAGATTGTTACCATCTACAAGAGCGTCTATAAATTCTTTACTCATTATCATCTCCTTCTTCTTCATAATCTGGCATTGATTCTGGTGCAATAATACCACCCGCACCATCCTGTGGATACCTTGTGATACCATCACCACCATCTGGCATATCAATACCACCATCCAATGGATCAGTCTCAAGTTCTTTCTTCATTTGATCACGCATTTCAGTAACTTCAGCATCAGTCATATTTAGTACCTTCTTCAATACAAATTCTTTACTGAAGAATGTCCCAATGTAAGACTGAATACCATCAAGTGTCTGAATACGATCATTGAGAAGTTCTGCATCCTTCAACTCTGCAAAGTGACCATCTTCCATGAAGTCGTACTGAATATGCTCTTGCATACGAGGCCAGTCTTCCGGTGCAATTACACCTTTAAGGAGTAGGTTAGTCTTAAGCAGGTCAGTGAATAGGGGGGTGAATTTCTTACGAATACGTTGTACGAACTTAGTGAACTTGAGTTCATCTCTGGTAATTTCTGATGCTCGACCCATACTGAATCCGTTTTCGGCTTCAAGTCTTGAAATCGGCACGTTAAGTGAACGGTATAGTTTTCGTTGGAAGTATACGATATCATCTATTTCCCCAAGGTTAGAACCACCGGGAAGTGTCGTAATCTCTGTACCTCTACCACCCTCACGGCGCGGCAACCAGAAATCTTCAAGCATCGACATATGATTCCTGTCGTCTCGAATCTCTCCGGTGGTTGCATCGTAAACTAACTTGTTACGATAACGGTTCATCACATCTTTTAGATATTGTTCTGCTTTGACCTTCGGTAGATTACCGACATCAATATAGAAAATTCTACGCTCAGGTGCGCGAGAGATACGATAGATAACAATCGCATCTTCAATCATACGCAACTGGTTAACTGGTTTGATTGCTTTGTGTAGATATGAGATAACTCGACCTGAGTTATTGTCAAGTAGTCCTGATGGGACATATACTATCGAATCAGCAGCAATCTTAATTCCTTGATCATTACCCTGTGAACCGGATGATGTAAAACCTTTGTCACTGTAGATATAATACTCTTCTACTTTAGTGATCATCTCAACACCATTGACACTTGGATCAGGGTCTTTTTTTGTTTCCCGAACCTTGCGAATTTTGCTTGGATCAATAAATCTCAGGGAATGCAAACCCTTTTGCGGGTCTTTATTATCGATAACTTTATGATAGAACATCCGGCCGTCAATATACCACCGACGAAAAATGTCATGACCCTTCTCATTAAAATTGAGAAGACGAAGAACTTCACTAAATTCTGCTCTCATACGTCTCTTAATTTTATCAGGATAGGGTAGATTAGTTAAGTCTATGTTAACTGGAATATCATTCAGATTTGAAATGATACCTTCATTCACAATATCTTCAATCGCAGCATCACACTCCGATTGCATAGAAATATCTCTGTAACGACGAATGAGGTCAAGCTCGTTGCGTTCCCGACCATCTGTATCTAGTACAGATGAAAAGAATCCACCGCCAGCAATCTCAATTGCGCCGTCATCAGGAGTGGGGTCCGTGAAAGTTTTTTCACGAGGCCCCATATCCTTTTGTGCTTTTTGTATTGTAAAGCCAAATATTTCCGCCATAATGTTTCTGTCTCCTACCTTCTATTTAGTAGGTTCAAATTAGAAGTTTACGCCAGAAGCTTCAAAGTGCTGATATCTCCAAGAACATGTGAAGTCTTCAACTGTACTTTCAGTTTCCATACTCAATTCTATAGCAGAACCACTTGTCGTTGGCCATGCATTTCTAAGAATATAAGTCTTTAGAATTGTTTCGTCACGATCCAACTGTTCAACAGTCAAGTCTGTCTGATAATCAGCAGGAGAAACAACACCAGTATTAAGAGCAAAATCATTTATGCCGTTTGACCAGAGTTCAATTGCATTTTTGATCATGAAGTCAGTGTCATTAAGAAATGTAACTTCCCAAGCTTCTGGTTCAGCTGCATCACCCGCCATGTAGATAGTACGACCACGGAATTTCAAAGGAATTTCAGTGATAGCACGACTTGGCAATGCTGCGGCCTTTACTAGAAACGAAGTTCTGCGAGCATCAAGACCGATTGCGATACCTGATGGTGGAGTAATAGTTACCCTAAATTGGTTGGCTCTTGCACCACCACCGATTAGATTTGCTTTAAAGTCGTCTATATTTGACATGATTAACCTCCTACCTCACTAAACGCAACACCAGTTCGAACGGCGATGAAGTTTAGTGTAATAAAGTTGATTGACCTTGCTGGTTTGATGTAGATGTCACCAATAAACTCGTTACGGTCAATGACCTCACCAGTGTTATTAGTTGTGTCACAAACTACCTTAAAGTCGAAAATACCGCGACGACCCTGCACATCCCGCAAGAAAGGTTCTACCAGATTACGGAACTGGGCTCTTGTGAATTCATCGTTGAATTCAAAGAGTTGGAACTTGGAAGCAGTGGCAATTGCCTTCTCAAGAACAAGGAACAGACGACGCACGTTAATGCGATCAAATGCACTTGGTTTGGAAAGAGCAGTCTTATCACCAAAGAGTGTGACACCCTGACCGGGGAAATCAACCACTGGGTTAATCCGAGCCTTGTAGAGAATGTCACGATCTGCTTTCTGTGGGTTATAAGAAAGTTTAACTGCACTGCGAACACTACCACGATTAAAGCCCGCCGGTGAGAACCAAGGGTCTGCAACAGCATCTGTAAATGCACAAAGACCAGCAGTATCACCGTTCAAAGGAACAAATCGAAACACATCGTTATACTTATCATACATGTACTTGTATCCACTATCGAATACCATGTACGAAGACGATGGGCATTTGTCAAACGCATCCTTGACATTTTCTGTCTGAGTGATGGATGATGTTACACCAACTGTTGCAGCACGATAAGGAGATACGAAACCAACGCAATCCCTACGCAACTCAACAAGGTCTGTGATCATAGTAACATGTGTGTCCTGACCAGATTCGGTGTCTGCAACAGCTGAACTTGGACCACCCAGAATCAGGTTGACATCAAGATTTTCTGTGTCAGCAAACTTGTCATATGCAAGTTCCATTTCACCAGCAGTCACGGAGTAATCATCCGTTCCACCAGTTAGTGTATCAACATTAACACCACTTACCAGTGTGTAGTCTGTACCTGTGGCAATATCTGTACCCCAGTTAGAACCAGCACTAATATGATCTGTCCAGTAAATAAATCCAGAACTACGGAAGATAACATCTGCATAGTAGTTATTACCACCCTGTGTTGTCTTCCCACTTGGGTTCTTAGACATTGCTGGGAACACTTCGATGATTGCTGCTGTGCGTTGTCCTTTAACATCAACATCAAAACCTGTAATGTCACCTGTTTTGTCATAAACTGCAACGTGAAGTTCATCTAGTTCACCGCGGCCGTTCGCAATTGAAAAAGCAGATGTGCCGGGAGCTTCAGCAAATAGATCACTGAAACGCCAACGACGACGAACTAGAGAGTTATCAGGAATAATCGTCTGAAGTCCGCCACCAGCAGGATCATCAAGAACCCGAATGGTGAGAGTTTCAGAAGAAATTGCAGTGACTTCGTACTCTACATTACCTGATTCAACCTTAGTATGACCAGCAGCAACAGAAAACACCAGAGGAATATTGTCGGCAACTGTGATTGCTTTATCAAGGATGACATTTTGCTGATCAGTAACCGTGGCAACTTTAACCACTACGTCACCATCAGAGATGCCTGCACCAAGAACTCGCGCACCAACTGCAATTGTACCAGTGTTACCATCAACCACAAGATTTTTGGTAGCTACTGTGATTGCACCGTCAGATGTTGCAACAATAGCACTTGCATCGTAGAACTGAATAATGTCACCAATTATGATTGACGCATCAGTTGCATTTTGGTCATCAACTGTAATTGATAGATCACCAATTGCACCAGCACCATTAACTAGGTTAAGAGAACCAAGTTGCTGACTGAATGCCCTTGCGCTACCGCAAATATCAACACCAAGTGAATTACCATGAGTACCAGCGGTACGAGCAGTCCACTCACCGTGAGAACCCGAACCATCAGCAAAACTGTCTTCATAATGGTCATCGTCACGAATGAGGATACCACTGTTTGCACCAGCGTTTAGAATGCCTGATTCTGCGCGAACCACGCGAAGAGCGTCACCATACTGCAAGAAGTTTGCAGCGGTGAACCAAAACTCAAAATTTGAACTATTTGGCTTACCAAATGTCTGTAGCAGCTGTTCTTCCGAATTGATGGCGGTAACTGAACTTACTGGACCTTTTTGGAAAGGTCCGGCCATCGCGCCAATGGAAGTAGATACAGCAGGAACAACATTAGTAAGATCGATTTCCCGTACATGTACGCCGGGTGAAACTAAAAATCCCATGTCTTTACTCCTAACTTAAAGAGAGTTATTTGTTATACAGATATTTATAAAAAACCTCTTTTACAAAACTCGCTTTTATAAGTGTTATATCATATAAATAGAATTATGAATGATCATTATGAAAAATACAAAGATACCATCAAGAAAGTTTCACGAAGAAACTACCAAAAACGGGTATACCTTCTAAATGAATTTCTCACAGAAAAATCATGTGTTCACTGTGGTGAGGCAGAACATGTCTGTCTCAAATTCTGGCCTCATGATGCAGAGATACGCAAAGTATCCAAGAGAGTTGGAACAAGTGATGCTAGTCGCAAAGAGGTATTCCACCTAATTGATCAATCTGTCATTCTATGTTACAACTGTTATATCAAGAAACATCATGATCTAATTGAATTTATTTAGTAGTTTACCAACTTCCAGAACTGTCTCTTACAATAGGAGCCCAACGGGTTCCGTATTCGTCTACCATTTCCCCGATATTCTCATCCTCAAGTCCATTTACTATGAAACCAAAGGGTGCCATATCCTGTTCTAAAGCATCTTGTTGCTCAGACATCATCGTTCTACGGATATCGTTATCAGTCAATTCTTTGAAATACTGTTGGTCTGTGACCCATGCAAAGATGAAGAGACATGCAACAAGGTCATCGTTACATCCATCATCAGCTTCGAACGACGCACCCTTAACAATAAAGGTTGATAACTCATTAATACATTCGTAATCCTCAATAATAAGTTTATTATCCTCAACCAACTGTTTGAGGTTTGAACAACCAATCTTCTTTGTTGCCTTTGTGGTTCTTACCCCCAACTGAGCTCTACCACCACTGAACCCCCCACCAAGGACTTGTCCCGCTCGCCCACGCATACTTGCCATAATAAGGTTGTCATACTCCAAGTCAAATTGCATAGAGTTAGCAACCTGTTCTCCAATGTCATTGACCTCAATCAACACAAATGCTTGATTGTATGCTCGCGCAGTGTCATAGATTTTAGATGGGAATATGAGAGGTTTAATCTCATTATCACGATATTTTGCAACGACCCTGTATGGTATTTCACTCACATCCACAACCACAAAGGCAGAGTAATCGTTTGACGTTCCCCGTGAAACATCAGCAGTTAGAAGGTATGTGTGATCAGGTTGTGGTGGAACATGGACATCAAGACCCCCACTAGACTGTTTTGGTGATCGATATGTTAACTGTTTAAGTTTATGAGGTGCAATCAGTGTATCAATAGAACCAAGGAACTCACACTCAAACTCTGTATTGAACTGAGCCTGAGAGGTGTTCTTGATTGTTTCTTCTTTCCACTTATCATCTCTACCCGGAACCTCACTCCAATGAACCTCAATCGGTATATAGGTGTTACGACCTTCCTCTGCATCCACCCATAGTTTATAGAACATGTTCATACCATGCGGGGTGGAAACGATCATTACCTTCGTTGTTTTACCAGATGAAATTGTGGGGTACACAGAGGAAAAAAACTGTTCTGCCACGTTTGAGGGGACATACGCGAACTCGTCAAGAAAAATGATGTTGTAAGAACCGCCACGAACGGCACTAGCACTAGTAGAAGAGGCAAGAATTTTTGAACCATTTTCTAACTCCAATGAACCTTTGTTCCAACTCATCACACCCTGTTGCAACCACTTGGGTAGATGTTCATACGCAAGCTGCAAACGTGATAGTAAGTCCCGTGCCGTTGCTGCCTTATTGGCAAGGATTGCGATATTAACACTGGGGTTGAAAAGTGCGTAATGCAGCAAATACGATATCATAACTGTAGACTTACCGGACTGTCTGGGTAGTTTACATATAGTGAAACGATTGCTGTGGAATGTTCCTACCATCTCTTTTTGAAAGTCGTACATCTTAAATGGTACAAGACCTTCATCAAGAGAAATTATCTTGACATAGTTTTCTATGAAATATTGTGGGTTCTCCATACATTTCTGGTACTCAACAAGTTCTTTCTTTGTCCAGTTTTGTGCAACATTAGCCTTCTTGAGATTGGGGTTACCAAGGTATTGATTGTCAGCCATTGACTAATTCTCTGTTCCTTATATGTTCTTCTTCAATATCATCCTTTGACTGTCCAAAATATGCAACAGCGTTGTGCGTGTCAATAAGCAACTGATTTAATGTTGTGTCATCGATAACAAACTCACCAAGAATACGACCATATTTCCCCTTACCATCTTTTCTTGTGCGTAGAACCTGTGTTGATCCAATTGGTAGGTGGGACAAAACAAATTCCTTTGCCATCAGTCCATAGACCTTTTCTTCTTTGTCACTCGTTCTTGACTCAGGTGTGTCAACACCATAGAAACGAATCCTCTGTTTCTTTAACCACACACCAAAACCAAGATCGATGTCCACATCAGCTGTGTCGCCGTCTATTACCTTAACAATTTTACATGGATACTCATACATAATCGTCTCCTTGTTCTATTTATATCTAACGTATGTAC